CGAATGTTCTGTTCGTTGATCTTGTCTTCGCTAGCCACATCACGACCATCACCGATAAGGACCGACCGAGCGAGTTCCTCATCAAGCAAAAGACGCATCTCACCCTTGAGCCACGCAACAACGTCGAAGTCTGTGATGTCGATCATGTCTTCACGATCCAACTTCTGCTTCTTGTATACAGTTGTCGGAATCGTCACACGCTTTGCAACACCGAAGAACTCTTCCTTCTTCATGTTGCCTTTGATGTAACCCTTTGCCCTGGCTTCTTCTGCAGTGAGGTCAGCAGAAAGAGTCTTGATCCGACTGAACGGGCTCTTCCTAGTTCCTGAAAGGACCTTGTTGACCCACTCCATCCTCCGGGCATAAAACTCGGGAACGCTAGTGATCGCTTTGGCCTCTGGGAACAAAGTATCAATGTCATTGATGCCGTGAGAAAGCGCATATGCCTCGACAGCGTCCTTGAGAGAACCCATCTTCGTCGCATCTGCAACGATACCCTCAATGTCTGAATGAGAGAGGGTGTGAAAAGTTGGCATTTCGGGCTTGGTGTCTTCCTTCTCAAAGACGTTGCGGGTCATCGTGGCACCTTCCTGATCAGTGAATGTGGATTTGTCATCAGATTCAACAACATCTACATTATCTTGTTTCATGCTCTCTGCGGAAGCTTCAAGCGCTTGCCCGAGCATATAGTGAAGTACTTGCTTTTGCTTATCAGACATAGAATCATAAACATCTTGGATCGTTTCATCATCTTGATTATTTGTAGTATCTGCAGTATCCGCAACGTCAGCATGTTCAACAACCTCAGGCTCATAAAGCACAAGCTCTTGACTTGAGTGTTCTAGTTCAATGCCGGTATAGATGATTGCTTCATCATCGAGAGTGATTTGATCACCATCTGAGTGACGAATCGTGACATTCTCAATAAGAGCACCTGGATTTGCCCCAGAAAGAACAAGGCTCACTTCTCGAATTGCTCCGTGAAGAACTCGGCCTGCCCTTTCGATAAGCTCGTTTGCCCAGATTGAGAGCATGTTAATGTCACCATGCTCAATAAGACTGTGTGCATGAGTAGCTTTGTTCGTCTTATTAAAATATCCATATGCATATACGCCATCCTCTCGATTTTCGAGAATGGTGTGGCCAAGCACGTTTTCTGGATCTGAATGGCCATGCTGCCAAACAAGAGGAACCTTCATTTTGTCCTGATGCTTGAAAGCATCCGGCATGATGGTACGACCGTCGGAGCACTTGAGTCCAGCTTTGGTTGCATAACCGCTGAAATCGGCTTCCATTTGCTAATTCCTTTCGGTCAATCCTTAGAGGAGAGTAATTTTACCTAGGCAGCGAAGAAACAGTCTTCTTAGCGTTCTTTTTCAGAAGTTCTTCTCTAGCTTTCTTGATTTCTTCTTGAACGTTTTCAATCTTTTGTTGAACTTCTTTTAGCTTTTGACTAGGACGCTGTTTGGCTTCCTTGTCTCTACGCTCTTTTTCTTTCTTGGCTGCTTCTTTCTTTTGAGCTGCCGTTAGTTCTTTCCTATCCTCTTTCTTTGCCTTATCCTCCTCGGGTTTCTGTTCCTTCGTGCCGGTTTGATCTTTAATGCCTTTTAGAACTGCTCTCAATCGATCTAATTTTGCATTCAAAGCATCGACTTGAGCTTGAATCTTTTTACGACGAGCCTGAATTTCTTCACGATTACCACCAAAACCGTTAATAGGTTTTTGAACAGCGGTTTTCAATTTCCCAACAACAGGCCTAATACCAGCAGTTTTTCTTCCTTTTAATTCACGAGTTCTCAGATAATATTCTCGTCTTTTTGCAGCATCATATGGCTGTGCCGCATGTTTCAAGATGAATTCTTCTGGGGTAATCATTAAGTTGCCCCGAATTCATCGAGAAGTGAAGTCAACTCATTATCAAGATTTGCCAGTGCATCTTCTGCGGTAGTATCCACCTCAGTTGTATCGGGTGGAGCTAGTTCTGGCGGATTGGGTTGAGGCATATTGCTGTTCATGAGTTGATCGGCCTTCGGATCAGTAGCTGGCGGAATACCCATGTACTGTCTGATCTCGTTTGCCGTGAGAATTTCATTCCTTGTGAACTTATCAGCAATTTCAGCAATCTGAGCAACCGGAACAAGCCTGAATGGATCACGAAAATATGCAATTCGTTCGTTGTTGCGCTTTACCATGGAGCCAAGAAACGCTCTTTGCATGTTTTGTACAATTGTACTAATGATTGGTTCAATTGTACGATTGAAATAGTTGATCATGGCTGCTTCATCAGCAGTTCCATTCATAACTTCTGGAGTAAGACCCAATTGAGTATACAAAAGATTGATCAAATACTCAACTTGCTTTAGAAGATTGTTCTCAGCAGGTCGGTTGAGCTGAGTAATCTTCTCAGTTCCGTCAGTGTACGCAATTCCGTACTGACTTCCCTTCAATTGAAACTCGATATCTTGACGTCTTTGTTCTGCTTGCTGTTTTCTGGCTTCAGATTTGATCACATAGGGCAGTTGAATGATCAAGTCAAGTTTGCCGGAACCAGATTGTTCATCAACGGTGTCCAGAAGATTTAACTTTCTGAGTAAACGTTGCAAAGTTGAGTTAGGTTCATTCATAACCGCATACAGTGGGTTTTCAATGATTGCTACATAACGTTTTTCCAGAATAATTTCTTCTCGTCTTCCTCTATTCTCGTTGTAAACACTTACACGAACATGCTTTGGATACCAAGTAACAATTTCTCCAACTCGCATCGAATAAATATCAAAAACTTCACTGGTTTTTGGGTCTACAGTTGTATCAACCGGAACAATCGCGGCGCAACCCTTGTCAAACAATGTCATTACAATATCTTGTTTAAAAGCTATAGGAGCCTGATCAATATTGGTCTCAAACGTAAGACAATCGTTCAAAGCACTCTTCATGTCATCCAAATATCGACCTTGATCGTCTAATTTAATGTGTCTGATGTCAAGACCAGCAACATCCATGCTAATTGTCGTGTAAACAGAAGAAATAATCGTTCTCTCGTTAGCAAATAACCGTCTTTGACGAGAAGGTGAAGATGGACCATAAGAAATGGACGTACCAAGCGCATAATCGGTCAAATCGGTTGAAGAAGTTCGAAAAGCGTTCCAAGCTTGTTTAATTCGATCCAAAACTGCCATGGTTCACCTTCCTTTCATCGATAATCACTCGAACGCCTCCTTATGTGCTTTGTACGCAACGTATGCATCCATCATGGCTGAGACGTTGTCGATCTTTTCGTCTGCTCTTTTCTTCAAAAGTTTTCGGTTGCCATTAGTATCTTCCAAAGTAACAGCATTGCCCATGGCGAACGACATGAGTTCTTCATCAAAAATTAGTTTGCGTTCTTCTGCCAAAATTTTCAACTCACCAAGAGGAACGGATTCGGTCTTAGATCCTTGAATTACTTTCTCAATTCCGAAAGGACCATTCTCTGCTTCCCATCGAGCAACAAATTCTTTGGCATTGTACGGATCGAATCCAAAACATCTGACATCATATTCGTTGTGCTGAATGAAAGCATCCAAATCTTCATAAACTTGTATCATGTCAAGAACGGTTCCGTCTAAAACATGCAAGCTACCCTCTGAAATAAACTCATCATACTTAACTCGCATGGCTCCAGGAAGTTTCATCAATGTCAATGATGTAATGTAACTTCTAGTCTTAACTCCGAAGGAATAATTCTGAAAGGGAAAGAGCAATGTGAATGCGCAGAAGTCATCTCCTTGCGAAAGGTCAGCACCAAGAGCACACGGCATACCCCAAAACTCTCGAGGTCGATGCGGAAGAGTTTCTTCATAGGTGAAGAAATAGGTATAGCCTTCCATTGGGATGCCAAACCGCTTTGCAAGAATGTCATTGCGAGAAGCGGGAGCTTTTTCAGCTCTTTCTACATCCAAATGATACGTGTCGTAAGTAATCGTCTGACCTAAGTTCGGATTTGCCTTCAACCACATGCTTGGCTCATTAACTTCTTCGAGTTCGTCAAGTTTATAATGCCAAATGGAAACATGAGGCGCTTGATACTCTCCTCGAAGTATGCTAGCGAGTTCCATTTTGACGGTGTCACCGGAACCGTTCCGAACTGTTCCTTCAGAACTGATGGCGACAATCAAATAGTCCTCCATCTTCGAGGCACCTTGCTCAATTGCTCCAACCACGTCCTCTCTGATGTCTCCAGAAAGCCATTCATCGATTGTAGACACTTTAGGACGAAGTCCCTGAAGTTTGTTGATGGTCATTGGCCTGACTTCTAGCAAGGAACCAGTCAGAAAATTCTCAATGCCCTTCTTTGTGGAAGCTAGTTTTACTCGTTGAGCCCTTGAACCGGTGGTATTCTGTAGAGACCCCTCGGTAAGAAACTTGAAGAGGGGCCCTCTTGCCCTGGTAATGGCGGTACGGATGGGTGACATCA